CAGTGCATGATGAGTTTAATCCACACCAAATAGACTGGAGAAAAGTATTACTATTAGAGCCCAATGAGACAGTCGAAAGTTATACTGAAGATATAGAATTACCTGACAGTTACTAATACAATTGTCTGGGAATGTGTTGGCCCTAAAGTTACACAAATTGACCCCTTATTTACATCATTAAAATGTCACAAACCTTCGCCTTATTTCTGCTAGATAATGCTAACAATGGCAATGAAATCTTAGCAGTCCTCGATGATATTGTAGAGGTACAAGATACAGTTTTATAAGTAACACAAATCAGCAGCATATTGGGGCGGAGTTCTTTACATCTTCGTCCCTTTATGTTATAATACTTGAGTAACACTTAGTAAACTCACAGTTAGTAACACGAACGAATGGCTAATTAGCAGTCGTTAAATGATGCGTATCGGCAGTTATTTGCGGGCGTTGTTATTATTTAAGGGCGGGCGTTGCCGTATATTAAAAAAGCTAGAGACCCTAACCTACAGAGGTGACAAAACGAGAGCTAAATAAAAAATAACGGCCAGAAAAAAAATCCCCGTAAGTTTTATGAAATTAGAATGGCCTACAATTATATTTTTTCTCCTTGTACATGGGTTAAGTATAGTCGCACTTCAGCAATTTAGTTGGAGTGCCTTTTTAATGCTTATCTTTTTGGGATGGGTAACAGGATGCCTTGGGTTGACATTAGGGTATCATCGTCTACTATCTCATAGGAGTTTCAGTGTACCTCAGTGGTTAGAGAGAACCTTTGCTACCTGTGGTGCCTTAAGTGCAGAGTATGGTCCTATACAGTGGGTAGGTTTACATCGACAGCATCACAAGTTTTCAGATCAAGAGTTAGACCCACATAATATCAATCGTGGTTTCTGGTGGGCCCATGTAGGATGGATGTTATATTATGTACCTGGTGAGAAGAGAGTAAGAAGATATACAGCAGACTTAAGAAAGGATCCATATTATAGATGGTTAGACAAGTATTTTTTATCTCTACAAATCCCCCTTGGTATTGTTTTGTTTCTTCTTGGTGGATGGCACTGGGTATTATGGGGTATACCTCTCAGAATGGTAGTGGTATATCATTTAACTTGGTGTATTAACTCAGTTGTACATACATGGGGTACTCAACCTTTTGATAGTGATGATAATAGTAGAAACAATCGTATTATGGGTTGGATAGCATTTGGTGAAGGTTGGCATAACAATCACCATGCATTTCCTACTTCAGCAAAACATGGATTACAAGGACAGTTTGACTTGACATGGTATATTATAGTAGTATTACGTGCTTTAAGATTGGCAACTAATGTTAGAGTACCTAAAATAAATACAAGTAATCAGGGAGGAGTATGACACAATACGATAGTACAACATATCATATTTACTTGAAAGATAGATGTGTATATTGGAATTTAAACGAAGAAGATTTTGAAGAGAAGTGGCAGATGTTAAAGGTAATGATAGATTTAATATCAAAGGAATATACAGAAGATGATTTATCTTTTATTAAACTAGGGCCTAAGTGTGGTGTAGGTGGACCAGGAAGAGTTGTTACAGAACAAGCATGGGAGGAAGATTCCTATTGACAATTGCTAAATAAACTGATAAAATTGAATTGAGGTTAACCAAGCAATTATGGCAAAAGGATTTACTGTTAAGACAGTTGCACCAAAGAAGAAAGCACCCGATTGGGATATTGATGCAATTAAAGCAAGAATGAAAGGAAAGGCAATAGTATTCTGTTTACCAGGTAGAGGTTGCTCTTATATCTTTCTAAAGAATTTCGTACAACTATGCTTTGACATGGTTCAGAATGGAATGAGTATTCAGATATCACAGGATTACTCATCTATGGTGAACTTTGCACGTTGTAAAGTATTGGGTGCAAATGTTCTTCGTGGCCCTAAGCAAGTACCTTGGGATGGAAAACTTAAGTATGACTACCAGTTATGGATTGACTCAGACATCGTGTTTGATACCAATAAGTTCTGGCAGTTATGCGACCTAGCAGTTCCAGCAGAGGTAGTAGGAGAAGATGGTAAGTGGGATGAGTCAAAGGAAAGAGGTATTACTGCTGGTTGGTATGCTACTGAAGACGGTCAGACTACATCTATCGCACACTGGTTAGAAGAAGATGACTTCCGTAAGAATGGGGGAGTTATGAATCACGAGACTGTCGAGTCTATGAGTAAGCGTAAGAAACCATTTACTTGTGATTATACTGGTTTTGGTTGGGTATTAATCAAGAATGGTGTCTTCGAGAACCTTGAATATCCTTGGTTCGCTCCGAAGATGCAGATCTTTGAGTCTGGTGATGTACAAGACATGTGTGGTGAGGATGTCTCATTCTGTCTTGATGCAAAGGACAACGGTGAAGAGATCTGGTGTGACCCTCGTATACGTGTCGGTCACGAAAAAACTCGTGTTATTTAATGGAGAAACTCTAAATGGCTGTTAAAACTAAGATGGGAGGGTTTGGTACTGGAGATTATATCCAAGCAATCCCTAAAAAAACTCGTCAAGGCCGCTCGGCTCGAACAAAACTATCCGCAACTTCTCGTAATGGAGTCAAAAAGAAGTATAGAGGTCAAGGCAAATGACCTCTTCTTCATCTCCTGCCGATAGAATAGCGGATGCTCTCGAAAGAATTGCTAACATCTTAGAGAGTGGTGCTCATATTAGTATTGATCACGGTCACATTGAACATATAGATCATGTAGACCATGCTCATATTGATGATATTGGCGAAATTCATGGCGATGTCGTTACTCACCCTAAAAATTTCTAATCATGCCTAAAGAAAAAGTACATGTTCCTGTTGTGGAACCAAAATCAACACCATTTTTAGAATATGTAGAGCTTGGTAGGACGGTTACACCGAATCCTGTCTTCAAAAGAGACGAAATTCACGTTAATATGAAGAAAATTTGTCGAGGAAACCCTTCAGAGACGTTTGATACCGAACAAACATGGGATTATAGTGTTCCTTGGCCAGTAGAAGAAGTTAAAGTTGAAGAGAAAGTAGATGAAAAAGTAGTAGTAAAAGAGAAGACGAATAAGACATTATTGCAGAGGTTAATAAAATGAAGCAAAATACCATAAAATTCACTATAAGACAAGATGGCACCGTAACTGAAGAGGTTATTGGTGCCATTGGGCAAGAATGTGAGCATCTTACACGTTCAATTGATGATAAATTAGGTAAGGTAACTCAAAAATTGTTCAAACCTCAATATTATAACCCTAACACAACCAAAAACGAGGAAAATGTCACACTTCACGACGATCAAAACGGAAATTAGGCACAAAGAACCACTAATTGAGGCACTTGTACTCCTTCAATATGATGTAAAGGAGAATCAAAAGCTAAAAGTTAGTGGTCCTCATGGTAAAAATCATCAAATTGTCAATGCAGACCTTGCAATTGCCAAAGATATAGGTTTTAGACTCAATTCTAACACAAATTCTTATGAATTAGTAACAGATTTGCAAACTTGGAACGAAAATGTACCAATAGAAAGGTTTATAGATAAGGTAAATCAACAATATGCCCGAATGCTCATTCATTCTACCGTAAAAGAGGATGGATATGAGGTTCAGGAAGAGTGGGAAATGGACGATGGCTCCATTGAATTAACCGTTACCTGTTGGACACCATGAAATGCTGGCACTGCAACTCAGAATTGATCTGGGGAAGTGATAATGACCTATCAGAAGACCTTCCAGAGGAAGATATTATCTATGATATGGTTACATACCTCACTTGTTCTTCATGTGGGTCATCTGTAGAGGTATATCGGAAGAAAAAACCAAAATTTGAACTAGTATCAAGCGTTATACTCTCTCCAGAAGATGATGAGGAAGGAATTATACATGATTCGGAAGGTTGTTGACTAAATAAGTTATAATTCTTTGTAAAAAAGAAAAAAATGGAAAAAAAGATGCTTCGGGAGATCTCGAACGATAAACTGACTCCAAAAAAGTCAGATTTTGTCGTGGAAACAGAGATTTATGAGAAAAATGAAGATGATGGATTAGACTATGAGACTGATTATGCTGTTTTGACAGAATTCTAGTCATAAATCCTTAATAAATAAAATATAATTGCCCTATTCTAGTGCCTGTAGAAAGAGTTAGTAGAAGTTTTAAAGATTTAAGTATGTCATTTAAGGTAAACCCCCTAAATGATGACTTAATCACGTTGAAAAACGAAGCTGCTATTGCTCGTTCTATTAGAAACATAGTATTTACGTCTCCTGGAGAAAAAATCTTTAATCCTGAGTTTGGATCAGAAATTTCAAAAGTATTATTTGAAAATATTGATGAAATATCTGCAATTAGTATTAAAGACGAAATTGAAACATCAATTCGTAATTATGAACCCAGAGTTAATTTAGAAGAGGTTGATATTGAACCAAATTATGATAATAACCAATTTGACGTAAGAATTAATTATAGAATCGTTGGAATTGATGTTCCACCCCAACAATTAGAATTCGTCTTGTTACCGTCACGATAAATGGCTCTATTAAATCTCACCAATCTTGATTTTGACCAAATTAAGGTCTCAATCATAGATTATTTAAAATCTAACTCCGATTTTACGGATTATGACTTTGAAGGGTCTAATTTGTCTACGATTATTGATGTATTAGCATATAACACTTATATTAGTTCATATAATGCCAATATGGTGTCTAATGAGTGCTTTATTGATAGTGCAACATTGAGAGAAAATGTAGTTGCACTTGCAAGAAATATTGGATATACACCTAGATCTAGAAAATCATCAAGAACTAAGATTAATTTTTATGTTGATTGTAGAAATATTGGTAATACTCCACCATCAATAACTTTGGATAAAGGCCCTGTAGTAAGTTCTGGTAATCAATTTGGAAGTCAATCCTATGTTTTTAATATAACTGAAGATATAACAGTTGCTGTTAAAGATGGTTTTGCTGAATTTTTTGGTGTAGAAGTGTATGAAGGAACCGTTGTTGAGCAAAATTATAAGAAAAACGACTTTATTATTGATCAAAGATTCATTTTAGAGAATCCAGGAGTTGATTTAGATACTTTAAAAGTTGTAGTAGGTACTCAAGGTATAAAATATACAAAACAAGATGATTTATTTAATCCAGTAACTGGAAAAACAATTGATGGTAACTCAAAAATTTATTTTATACAAGAAATTGCTGATGAAAGATATGAAGTGATCTTTGGTGATGGTATTTTTGGTAAAGAGTTAGATAATAGTGAAATAGTTACTGCAACATATATTACTACTAATGCAGATGCTGCAGATGGTATAAAAGATTTTGCCTTTAGTGGTAGATTAACATATGTTCGGAATGGTATTACTAATATTATTACTGGTGGTATTTCCTTAGTAACAACTGATGGTCCTTCAACAGGTGGTGAACCTATTGAGAGTGTTGATTCTGTTAGAAAGTTTGCACCTCAGATGTATGCTACACAGAATAGGGCATTAACAGCAAATGACTATGAGATTTTAATTCCAAATAAAATTTATCCAGAAACAGAGTCTATTTCAGTATTTGGTGGAGAAGAAATGGTTCCACCTCAATTTGGAAAGGTTTTTATTAGTATTAAACCAAGAACTGGTGATTATGTTTCAAATGCAGTTAAACAAAACATTAAAAGGGATCTTAAGAGGTATGCTGTTGCAGGAATTGTTCCTGAAATTTTAGATCTTAAATATTTGTTCTTAGAAACGGATAGTAAAGTATATTATAATACAGGATCAGCACCTAATGCAGCTGCAGTATCCACTATTGTTCAAAATAATATCAATAAGTACGCTGAATCAAGTGAGCTAAATAGATATGGTGCAAGGTTCAAATATAGTAAATTGTTGAAGGTTATTGATCAAGGTCATCAATCTATTACATCAAATATTACTACTATTCAAATGAGAAGGGATTTGAGAGTGGCATTGAATCAATTTGCAGAATATGCAATTGATTTTGGTAATGCATTTCACATTTCTTCCATGAAGGGTTACAACATTAGAACTAGTCCTTTTAAAATAGCAGATATTAATGAAAAAGTTTACTTATATGATATACCTTATAATGATAAGAAAACTGGAACTATCAATATGTTCTCCTTATCTTCTGAAGATGGTACAACTCCCATAATAAGAAGAAGGAATCTTGGAAAAATTGACTATCAAAAAGGTCGTATTACATTAAATCCTATTAATATTACATCTGGAAAAGAAAAAGCTGGTCAACAAGTTCTAGAAATATCAGTTTATCCAGAATCTAATGATGTTATTGGATTGCAAGATCTTTATTTACAACTAGATACTAGTAACGTAGAAATGGTTGTTGATGAAATTAGTTCTGGACTTGACCCATCAGGATCAAATTACGTAGTTACCCCTAGTTACAGCACTGGAGTTCTTGTAAGAAGTTAGAAATGCTCGATTCAAAAAAGATACCATTCAGTAAGATTGTAAAGAGTCAATTACCTGCCTATGTTAGGGAGGAATTTCCTCTTATTGGTGAATTTTTGTCTCAATATTATTTTGGACAAGAAGTTCAAGGTGGTGTTCTTGATTTAATTGAAAATATTGATCAGTATTTAAAATTATCTGAAAATGGTTTAAATGTTCAACATTCAGTTTTAGATAGAGATATTGATGAAGTTAGTACAGATATATTTTTATATGCACAAGGAGGTATAGATTGGGATCAAAGACCTGATGTTGATTATGCTTTTGGTAATATTGGGTTCCCAGATACTTGGGGATTGGTTAGAATAGATGATGAAATTATTGCATATGAGAATAAAACTGGATATAACCAATTAAATAATTGTAAAAGAGGATTTAGTGGAATAACATCTTATGAAAATCTAGAAGATCCAGAGAATTTAGTATTTTCTTCTAGTAGTGCAACTACTCACAAAAAAGGTGCTAAGGTAGAAAATTTAAGTATTTTATTCTTAGAAGAGTTTTTAAAGAAAATTCGTATTCAATTGGCTCCAAGATTACATGGAGTTGAATTTGATGATAAATTAAGAGTACAGTTCCTTAGACAAACAAAAGATCTTTATGCATCTAGGGGAACTGACGAATCATTTAGTATTTTATTTAAAGCATTATATGATGAGGAAGTTAATATTATAAGACCAAAAGAATTTCTAATTTCACCATCTAATGCTAATTGGAAAAGAACTAGAGATCTTATTGTAGAACCATTATTAGGTGATCCAGAAGAATTAATTAATAAAACTCTCTTTCAAGATTCTTATGAAAATATTACTGAAGCATATGCACCTGTTTCTAATGTTGAAAGAATTAATGTTGGAATTTTAACTAATACTTTCTATAAAATTAGTATTGATGGTTCATATACGCAAAATTTTGAAGGTTCTAGTGAGGCTTTGTATGGTAACTTTACATCTCACGCAAGAACCAAAGTTATTGGACATGTTAGTGGGCAAACACAAGGTCAAGTTAGTGTTGGTCAAACTATTGTAGATGTAGATTCAACAGTTGGTTTTCCTACATCAGGTACATTTGAAGTTATATACAAAGATGGGTCTGTAGGTGTTTGTAGTTATAGAAATAAAACATTAACTCAGTTTACAGAAGTTGCCTTTGTAAAGGATCCATTGATATTTGATCCTAGACCTACAAGAGGTGTAGAAAAGGATATTTCTGATGGGTCTTATTTACAACAGAATACTTATGCTTATTCTAGTGGTATTAGTAGTGATACTGCAATAAGAGTTAAAATTAGATCTGTTTTAAATGAATTAGAGATACCAGAATATACTGCAAGACAGACTGTTGGTTCAAAAGCTAAGATTAAATCTTTAGGTAAAATTGGAACTAATTTTAAACAAAATAATTGGTTCTTTAACACTGCACAATCATATGATATAAAAACAATTACTCTTGTTGATAATATAAACAAGACATATAGAGTAACTACTAAAGATTCTGCTATTTTAAGAACAGGTGATTACGTAAAACTAACTGATGTTGATAATGTTCAATTAGATGGTAGATTTATAGTTACTGATGTCTTCAATAACACAAGTTTTCTAATTCGTGGTCAAGGTTTAACTGATCTTTCTATTATTGGTAAGGTAACTAGAGAAATATCTAAAGTTGATTCGGATTTACATAATAATCTGAATAATTTCACAGCTAATGTTCAAAATACTTATATTGATGGTGAAGAAGTTTTAATTGCTGCACATTCATTACCTTCCGTATCTTTATTTGGAACAAATTTAAAATTAAACCCAAAAACACAAAAAGTAGTATTTTCTGGCGTAGTTGTAAAGGGGCAGGAAGAAATACAAATAACAAGTGGAATTGATCATAATTTCTTTACTGGTGATGCTGTTTATTATACTCCAGAAAAGCGTGTTCAAAGGTTGGCAAGAACAACTGGAAAAGATGCCTATACTTTGGATATACAATATGAATTGTATGAAAGAGTTGAAGTATTAAGTAGTTTATTTTCTACTTTCCAGGCAGGTCGTGGTATAACTGATGGATTGGCTGATGGTGGTGAAGGAATATATTTTATAAAGAGGGTAGATGCTAATAGTATTAAATTAGCAAAAAGTAGATCAAATCTCTATAATAATATTTTTGAAAAAGTATTAATAGCAACAGATGATGCAACTTTAGGAAATCAAACCTTAGAAAAATTTGAGTTGCATGATAAGTTCATAAGAAATCAAAATTTACTAAGAAAATTAGAAAATCCAGTTAATGATGGATTTCATCATGAAACTCCAACTGGATACAATGGAATGCTTATTAATGGAGTAGAAGTTAAGAATTATAAGTCTAGAGATGTTGTATATTATGGTCAAGTTAATTCTATAGAAGTAGTTTCTGGTGGAAGTGATTATGATGTCATAAATCCACCTGAATTGGTAATTAATGATGGTGTAGGAGCAGGGGCTACTGGATATTGTGCTGTTAATGGTGAATTTAAGGAAATTCGTGTTGTAGATACTGGATTCGACTATATTGATCAACCAATTATAAAGATTACTGGTGGAAATGGTGAGGGAGCAGTAGCTAAAGCAAAACTATTAACTATTCCTCATGAATTAACATTTAATACAACAGGAATTACATCAATAATACCTGATCTTGCTGGTATTGGAACAGAATCTAGTATTGGATTTACAACTTATCATAAATTTAGAGATGCTGAAAAAGTTAGATATAACACATTTGGTAGAAAGGCATTAGTTGGACTTGACACAGGTAATGCATATTATGCTCGTGTTATAAACCCACATACAGTTAAATTGCATAAGACAACAGGTGATGCTTTAGCTGGAATAAACACAGTATTTTTTACTGATTATGGTTCAGGAACTCATTCATTTGAGTCAATTAGTGGAAAACTTGTTTTAAATTCTATTGTTATTACTGATCCAGGATCTGGTTATGAAAACAAGCAAAGAACATGTGATTCAGTTGGTATTAATACTGCTTTAGATATTATTAATATTAAAGATCATGATTATAAGAGTGGAGAAATTATTCAATATTCTCCTGATCTTGGATCTGCATCTGTTGCTATTGCAGGACTTTCAACTTCGACAGATTATTATGTCACAGTAGTTGATTCTAATAATTTTAAGTTATCTGCAGTCGGCCTTGGAACTACTACAAAGACTTTTAACTTTGATCAAAAAATATATGAAAATTTAACTTCAACTGGTATTGGAACTCACAGTTTCAATTATAAACCAATTAGTGTAGAAGTTCTTGGTAATGTTGGAGTATCATCTCTTGGTGGTAAAGATTTCCATGCAATTGTTCAACCAATAGTAAGAGGTCAAATAACATCTATACATTTAACTGATAATGGTGTTGGGTATGGTTCTTCTGAGATTCTAAATTTTGAAAGACCATGTAATATTAATGTAAACACTGGAAGAAATGGTGAAGCATCTGCAGTTATTCATAAAGGAGAAATTGTAGATGTATTTGTTGGAACTGCTGGAACTGATTTCAATTCTCCACCTGCAATATCAGTTACTGGTATTGGAACAGGAGCAGAATTAACTCCAATATTGGAAAATGGTAGACTTTCTTCAATAAAAGTTAATTCTAAAGGTATTGGGTATGGAAATTCTACAACATCATTAAGAGTAACTGCATCTGGTACAGGAGCTAAGTTCCAACCAGTGATTCAAACTTGGAAAGTAAATGATTTTAAAAAGAATGAAAAGAATATAACTGAAGATGATGTCTTTATTGATACTTCACTTGATCAAAATAAAGAATTGCAATGTTCATATGTATATGCACCAAGAAGTTTAAGACAAGTTGTTTATGCTACTGATAGTGAAGGAAATACTGTATATGGTAAATCTGATTTAATATATCAAAATGGTGCAGAAACAGATACCCAATATCATTCTCCAATAATTGGTTGGGCTTATGATGGTAACCCAATTTATGGTCCATATGGATATTCTGAGAAATCTGGTGGAGTAGTTACACAACTTAAATCTGGATATAAAATTGAATTAAAGAAAAATAGACCTCCTACAAGTGTTTTCCCACCAGAGTACTTTGTCGAAGATTTTACTTGGAATAATTCCACTGATGAAGCTGTTTTAGATGTTCATAATGGAAGATTTTGCGTAACTCCCGAATTCCCTGAAGGGACTTATGCATATTTTGCGACTTTGGATAATATTCCTTCTTCTGATGGTGTATTTAAGAATTTCAAACGACCAAAATTCCCATATTTGATAGGTGATTCATTTAAATCTAAACCAATTGCGTTTAACTATAAAACAACTTCTGATCAAAACACTATAGAGTTAAATACGACAAATTGGATTAGGAATACTTATCCATATGCTCTTGATAAGAAAAATAGTGGTTATGATTACGTCTTACAATCTAATTCTTATGTTGAACAGGATTCTATAGTCAAATCAGTTCAGAAGGGGTCTGTAGACGCTGTAGGTATCCTTACAGGTGGTTCAAATTATAAGGTTAATGATGATATTGTTTTCCAAGATGAAGATTCAAATTCTTATCCAGCAAGAGCTAGAGTTACTAGAGTTCTTGGTGCTGGTGTATCTTCAATTTATACGGAAACTACTGAGTTAACAGATGTTGAATTTTATCCTATGGGATCTGGTGGTAGATTCCTTGGAATTCACACTGGACCTCATGAATTTGATAATGGTACTACAGTAGTTATTTCTGGATTAACTACTACAAATACATTATTGAATGGATCATATAATATTGGGATTTCTACAAATGTATTAACATTAAGTCAAGGAATTGGAACGGCACAAAAACATAATGCTGGTATAGTTACATATATCTCAGTAACTGGTAATTTAAGATCTCCTCTTGTAATGGAGAATGATATATTACAAATAGGTGCTGGTCAGACTCAAGAACAAGTTAAAGTTCTTGGTATTGATTTTGCTGGTTCAAGATTAAAAGTATTAAGAGCATACAATGCAACTGTAACCACTCCTGTTGGTTTTGGTTCTATTGGTGCTGGACATACTGCAACAACTAGAATAGAAACTCTTGAGAGGAGATTTACTGTTGATGCAGGATTTAAAGGAAATTCTTCTCAAAGATTGGAAAGAGAAATATACTTCAACCCAATAGAATCTCTTGGTGTAGGAACTGATCGTGTTACATCAGATGGTTCAGTTGGTATTGGAACTACAATTAGTTTCTCTAATCCAGGTGTTGGTATAACACAATATTTTGTTCCTATACAAACAATATATCTTCCAAATCACAGATTAAAGACTGGTGATGAGATTAGTTACCATACAAATACTGGTCAATCTATTGGAATTGCCAGTAACACTAATATGGCTGGTACTATCAGTCCAACTGATGATCCTCTTACCAATCATAGACCATTATATGTTGCTTCAATAACTCCAGACTTAATTGGTATATCAACTGTTAGAGTTGGTCTTTCTTCTGTTGGAATTAGTTCTTTAGGTGATTATGTTGGAATAGCAGAAACCAATAAAAATACTGGATTATTATATTTTGTTGGTTTTGGAACTGGTACTCATCATAGTTTTAAACTAATTAATAACCCAGATGTTATACAAGGTAAAGTAACTAAGAATAAAGTAACTGTTTCTACTGCCACAACTCATGGATTATATAATTATGATACTGTATATGTTGATGTTAATCCAGGAGTTACCACAACTATTAATGTAACTTATAACAAGCATAATAGAAAATTAATAACTAATGGGTTATCTTTTGAGGGGTCAGGAATAACAACTACAACTTCTGTTACAGGAATACCTGATTCTATTAATATTCCTGATCATAAATTAAACACTGGTCAGAAAGTTGTTTATAATTCTTCTAATCCTGTTGTTGGATTGGTGAATGAGAATCAATATTATGTTTATGTTATTGATAAAAACAGTATTAAGTTAGCTACTACTAAGTATCAAACTACTAAAGGGATTCCTACTTTTGTTGGACTTTCTAGTGCTAATGATGGTGGTACAATTTACCCTATTAACCCACCTCTTACTGTATATAAAAAATCTTCTATAATATTTAATTTATCAGATTCTTCTTTAGGTTATACTCAAAATACAACTAATTATCCTGCATTCAAATTTGAATTATATCGTGATTCTAATTATGTTGAAATTTATGAAACTAACAATATAAATGAAGAATTTGAAGTAAAACAAACTGGTACTATTGGAGTAACTGCTAATGCTAAAGTTACAGTAACAGTTAATGATTCTACACCACATTTACTTTACTATAGATTAGTTCCTTTGAATTTGAAGGAAAATCCTACGATTAATAAAGAAATTGTAGTTGATGATGAAATTGATAATAATAATCAGATTGTATTTGAGAATAGTAGATACAATGGTAAGTTTAAGGTAATTTCTACTGGTACAACTACATTCAGTTATGATCTTGGTAGAATTCCTGAAGAATCTACTTATACTGCAAGTGAAGATGGTGCTAAGATTTCATATGAAACAATTTCACCTTTTGCATATGGTTCTATTTCAAAGGTTAAATTAACGGATGGTGGAAAGGGTTATACAAAATTACCAGGAATAACAACTGTTACATCTGATGTTGGTTCTGGTGCGGTATTAACTCCTACAACTAAAACGATTGGTAAGGCTGTAAAAACAAAAATAGAAAATATTGGATTTGATTATCCTGCAGATTTAACATTAAGACCAGAAGTTAGATTCCCTCAAATATTGAAAATTGAACCTTTAACTGGATTCAAATCTATTGGTGTTACTTCTTTCGGTAGGGGATATAATCAAGCACCTTCTCTAGTTGTTCTCGACGGAAGAACTAAGGAGCAAGTAAAAGATATTGATCTTAGATTCTATCCTACCAAGAGAAAAGTTGATATTCTTAAAAATACTAATGATCTTTCAAATACTACACCTATAATAATACCTGTTGGAAATCCAAATGGTATTAGAGTTTCAAATATAGTATTTAATGGTGACACCAATGATGTATCAGTAACATTAAAAGATGCTTATAGTACTTGGGGTACTTTCCCATTTAGACTTGGAGATAATGTTTTATTAGAAAATGCTAGTGTTGGTATTGGTTCAACTGCTAAAGGATTTAATTCTAAAGCATATGGTTATAGTAGATTTAAATTAACAGGAATTGATGAAAATCTCGGTGGTATTGGAACTGTAACATACAATTTAGGTGGACATCTTGGAGTGGGAGAAACTCCAGGTAGATTTGATAGTACTACTTCTGATGCTCTATTAGTTCCTGAAGGTTTATTCCCTCAATTTGATATAAAATTACAAGCAAATAGATTTAGACAGTCGGATAATGTAACTGATGGATTTGCTGAAGGAACTGTTGGTGATTGGCTTCCAGATGTAAAACTATTAACTGTAGAAAGTTCTAATGATTTTGAAGTTGGAAAAATTCTTGTTTCTCCTGATACTGGAGATAAGGGTTTAATAAGTGAAAGGGAGTCTTTTGGATCTAGTTACAAATTAGATTATTATTCAATTGTTGAAAACGGATGGGAATATCTTACAGGTGTTTTGAATAATGAGCATCAAAGAATTCATGATAATGATTATTATCAGAATTTTTCATATTCTATTAAATCTAGAGTTCCTGTTCAAAAATGGGAAGATATAGTTAGTTCATTAAATCATACATCTGGATTTAAGCAATTTAGTGAACTTCAAATTGAATCAACTCTTGGTCAAGCTATTAGTGTTGGTTCCACATCAAAAGTAACCAATAAATTAGATCTGATTGGACTTGAAAATATAAATTGTGAATATAATTTTGATTTAGTTACTGAAAATTGGTTACAGGGATCCGATATACCATTCTCTAATGAAATAATATTTAATACTCAAACATTAACTGATTATTCACAATCATTATCTAATAGAGTTCTTACTATTGACGACTTTAGTGATGAATTTAATAGTAATCCAAGATCTACAAGATATGCAGATGTTCATAGACATAGAGCATTAGATGGTAGACTTCAGAA